GGGTATTCAGTGTAGATTGGGTGGTAAGTTTTGCAGTAACGAGCAGAGTCGTACATTGGGTTAATTGCCAAACGGATCTTAATACCGAGAGGGCCTACATAGCTGGTGAACATAGAACCAAACTCAAGAGCTTGATCTGTGTATTCAGCACTAGTACGACGGATGTAATGAGTATCCATAGTCAAGAAAGAAGAAGCTACAGCAGCAAGAGCATCGTGGAAACTAACTGCTCCCAAAGAGCCAGTTACACCTACAACGTCGCGGTTGTTTTCGTCTTCACGAGCAAAGAAAATATCCATCAAATAGTCCTTCAAACGTGTTACAGAAGGAGGAGTGTTGATGTATTCCGTATGCCCATCTTTCATTTGTTCTCTCAACCCTGGGCCAGTCTTGATCCACTCAGGAGCAATAGTAGAAGGTTTGGTCTGCTTAACGCCATACCAAGCTTGTACCTCCATAGACTGATACAGTTCATTCCACTGCTTAGCTTCAGCATAAGGCATAAAGCGCTTAACTACCTGCTGTTTGCCGGTGTTAGGATCAGTGTAAATGAAGTCAAAACCGAGACGACCTTCATCACGAAGAGCCTTATCAGTTACAGTGATCTTCTGAGCAAATGCACCTACTTGAGACTCAAGCATAAACGGAGCAGCATACTGTTGAGTACCGAACTGATCGTTGGCTTCACTTACTACACTAGTCCAGCCTTTAGACCACTCTGCACCTACTTCCAATTGATCGGAAGGAAGATACTTAGAGGGGTCATCACCTTGAAGACGTAGGACGTAAATATCATTTATATTCAGTATGGGTCGTTAGTCCATACCCGTTCTATTTAGAACAGCTTTATGTTACCATAAAGATTAGGTCATATCATCTTCTTCATTTTCTGAAGAAGCTCTCCGCTTCGGATCACTTGATCCTACGAGCTGACGCTCTGACCGTCGAAGGTTATAATTGTATAATCTATTATACCATTCTGTAAATTCCTGTAATGTTTGATCGTTTTTAGCGACATTACATCTTTTACAGCATGATACAACATTTTCAGGAGTATATCCTTTTGAGCTATCAATCCTATCTATTCCACTATACTTTACTGATCCTGCATGAGTTTTCTTCAGGTTAGAAGGTTCTATGCCACAATAAAAACAATGTTGTTGAAATAAATTCATTGCTCGTTCATCTGAAAGTTCAAACTTAATATGCTCACCCCGGTATCTATTCTTATAATCACTTAGCACAAGGTTTAATAAAACTTCAATAGGTTTTTCTCTTAATCTAGTCTCTTTAATGCAAGTTAAGCACTCAGATTTTAGATCGTTATGAAATCCATTTCTAAGAATTTGGCTAATCTGATTAGGAGTAGCTTTTCTCAAAAATCCACATTTACACTCTATAATATGATATGGAGTTTTACATTTACTATTATGCCAATTACGCTCAGATACAACTGTCCAATTTTGAAATTTAAATCCAATTGAAAAGTTAAGCTTAGGTTTACTTTTTATTCCTTTCATTATTATACAATTATCTTCCCTGCTGATTACCCTTCCCTGTCCTAAGAGAGTGGGGCTTTCCAGCAATTCAAAGAGTTTTTCGATTTATATCACTATAAAAAGGGACATATTTACATATCCATCACCATCGGCAAATGGGCCATCTACAATTTCACATGGATATTCTGGGTTTTTAGGCAACAGAACGTCTGGACGTGCATAGTAGTTCAAGTCCAATTTGATGCGGAAAGTAGTACCATTCAAACCTGGGGCAGTGTTGCCACTTTCAATGTTGGTAACAACAACAGCGTTGCGTACTTCAGCACCTTGCAATCTCCAACGGAAGATTTCTGAGGTCAATTCTTTTGTTCCGATTGGGGAACCTTTAGTTAAACCAGTCAACAATTTACCTGTAAAGAAGCGTGACTTAGCAGAGTAAATAGTCGAAAGGGTGTTATCAAGCATATCTGGCTTACCTGTATCGTAGGCAGCAGACAAATATTGGGAGTTAATGTAATTACCTCCAAAGCCTTCGTAACGACGAATTACTAGGCTAGAACCTTTAGCAGACATAAATATTTATTTTTTGTATTTGTTGTTTATTGAAGTTGTTTAGCCCATTCGTCCCAATTAAACTCTTCTTCAATTTTCTTTCTAATTTGTTTCCCTTTAGGAACAATTGCTGTATCATCCAGTTTGTCCTTTAGAGAAGAAGTTATTTTTGTGTTCAATTTTTTTGTTAATCTATCGTAATCAATTCCTTTCTCTGGGCTGTAATCCATAAGAATATCAGCCAATTGTACATAATGCTCAGGATTACTATTAATCATTCTGAGTACTTGTACCAATTCAGTTACAGGAGCTTTGCTACGATCTGTGTATACTTCATTTACTACGAAAGCCTTTAGTTTGGCTTTGCGAGCGTCATCAGCATCTTTATAAGCTTTTATTACGTTAACTCTATCTTCTTTCCACTTAAGCAAATCTTCTCGATCTTTTTGACGTTGTTGCTCTATTTTAGTATCTAGCTCTTGTCTTTCCTTCTCTTGGAAAGCAATCAATTCACCGAGGTATTCTTTTGCCTCGCTTACAATTTCACCGGATTGAGAAAGCATTTTAATTTGATTCTCAATTTTATTGTCTGAAAATGCTGTGGTCTTTTTGAGATAAGTACGTACTACTTCTTGTTGGTTTTCTAACTCTTCCAAGTCAATTTGACTAAAATCAAACGGCTCTACTTCTGTTTCTTCATAGAATGCATAAATTGGTTTTCTATATGTTAGCGCAAATTTAAGTGCCAGTTTAGAGTCTTCATCCAATGAATTGAGTAAAGATTCCTGAGCGCTTTTCTTAAAGCTTTCATACGTCAAATCAATCGCTTCTGCTAAAGATTCAGTAGTACCATCAAAAGTAAAATCTTCTGGAACAGTTAAGTAATTAGAATCCTTTAGGGTTGTAAAAAATTCTTTGAGATCCACTGCTGTACCTGAACCTTCATCGTCAGATTCGTCGGTGTCATCAGGAGTGTTTGACTCATCCTGCTGCTCTTCTTCCTGCTCTTCGGGAGCATCTGAAGGAGGGGTAGGAGTATCTGGATTATTGTCATTATTTTCCTGATCTTCAGGAGTAATTGTATCATTGGTATTCTGTTGCTCCTTTTCTTCAGGAGTAAACTGGATAATATCTTCGATGTTGAATTCCATGTTAATATACGGAGTTTGTAGTTCTTGTCAATAGGTTTTAAAGAAACCTGACGAATATAATAAATGGCTTATAGCAAGCTTAGTTATTTAGATGCTTTAGGTTTGTTGGCTTGCATCCTTTTTACTGCAATTTCCTGCGTCTTTAGCTCTTTCTCTTGAGCCAATTTCTTTTCTTCAATGTCCAATTTGCGATTGGTTAATTGGTTATCTGACTTAATTTTTTCTATTTGCAATTGATCTGGAATACCATCAGTATTAGAATCCTGATCTTGAACAAACTTAAATGAGTCAATCTGAGCTTTCTCAATTTGAGCGTCAATATCCATCTGTTTCAATTCTTTCTCGTGAGTCATTCTACGTTCTTCAGCAGCCAATTGAGCTTCTTGCATTTGCTTCTGATTGTCCAATTCAGCCTGTTGCTGTGCTTGTTGTTGAGCCATATTCTTCTTCTCTAGTGCCTTAATGTTGACTTCCATTTCAGCAATAGAATTAGCCTTGAACATCGTAATCATATCAGACAACTTAGCTTGACCCGAAGACAATGCAAACTCGGATAGCTTCTCAATCTTCTGGAAGATCTCTTGGTCTTTGCGAGAATTAGATACAAATACAGCCATGTCAGCACCAGTAAACTCTTCTGGAGAAACTTCTAACAACTGAATAGACAAATCATCCAATACGAATTGTTTGCGCAGCCCCTTGTGTTTCCAACAGTCTTGTGCAGCTTGTACCAATGAATTCAGTACACTTTCCCACAGTTTAGCGTGAGTATGGAAATAGATCTCAGTGATGTGAGAAGATTGAATGATTGCATTCTGATTGGAAGTAGCTGTTTCATAAGGAGAAGCAGAACCTTCTCGCTGTTTGGTAACACCTGCTACATCAGAAATTTGATCATCAATTGCAGCCAATAACTGAACATAGTTCATGATGTGCTGCATATTGCTTCGATCTGTAGAAGAAGTAATTTTACCGCGTTGAGCTGACCCATGTGTATTGGCATTCTCTAATGGATTGAAGAAGTCAATATCTAACTTATCTAAGTAATACAATGTTTTATCTAACCCTAATTGAGGGTCGATCATCGTTACATCAAAGTGGAATACCTTACCTTTGTCCTTAGCAATCATCTCCTTCATACGGTGCATAATGATAAAGTAAAGATATTGGAAAGGCTTCATGCGATCCATTAAGGATACAATAGGGCTATTCATATTGGAGTAAGCTACTCCATGATACCCCAGCTTTACATCATTCGGATTGTCAGCATTGCGGTATTGGTAAGACTTTCTACCAATGCGACAGTACTTGTCATCTCCAATACGTACACCCTCCCACACATCAGTAACCCATTTGGTTTCTACTTCATAACCATCAAAAGACATTATCTTTCTAGACTTACCAAATCGGTCTGTAACAGATTTAGACTCAGCGTAAGGTGGGACATAAAATCCTTCTGCGTCTACAATGTCTACTTGCCTCTCATTGTAAGCGTTCATGTATGTAATGAAGTATACCTTACGCAGTGACTTCCATTCTACATGGTAAACATTTAATGTTTGTAGCTGAGGGTTATTGGTGCCATACTGAGCAATCTCAGATTGCTTAACTGGTATACCAAAGAAGTATTGCTCAGGGTTAAAGTTGGCATGAGAGTAAGCATTGCTGCCAAGTCCCCATCCACCGTTCAATCGATCTTCTAAGTCACGCAGGTCTGTTGTCGATAGGTCATCTCCATACTGAGCAATGATTTCATTCAAGCTCATTGTAGTTTTATATCCAGCGTAGTTGCCATCTTGAATCCATTTGGTATCAGGAGACTTGTCATAGATTAATCCTAATGGATTGAGAATTTTAACTACAGGCTCTCCTCCTTCAATTCCTGTCCATACTCCTTCTACACCAGCAATTAAACCGTGCTTGAAGCCATCATTCTTTTTATCGATGATGTTCTGGATGGTGGTTAAGTAACGAAGAATCTTAGACCAGGTGATCTCTCTCTTCTGAGAACTAGTAGTAGATAAAGCTCGCTCGATGTAATCCGGTGATACAATACGGTCAATCTTAGCTTGCATGTCTTGCTGAGCCTTTTCTTGTGCTTGGGCTTTTTGCTCTTCACTCAAGTTAGGATCAGTAGCCGCTTGCATCTGCTGGTTGTAAGTTTCAACAATGCTATTGACTGCTTCTTCTAAGTAGTTACGGATAGCTTCATCTTTTTCAACTAGCTTTTGCCGGATGCCTTCTTCTGAAATGGTAACCACTGTATAATCAAATGGTCGCTTAAGTTCTTCTCCTAGAAGTACTTGAATCTTATTGTAGGTTTTATTGTAAGGATAAATCTCTTCCTTGAATTGGCCTACCTTAAGATCCAGTGGGTTACATTCTCGTTCAAAATCCTTTTGATTGATGACGTTATTGTACAATTGATAATTGGACAGCATCCGTGCATAATCGTTCAATACGTTTACTGTATTATCAGAAGTTCTAGTTTCATGGTAAGCATTGATTAAATGCTGCTGACAAATGAAATCAATCATTCGCTTAGCCCATTCTTTATCGTTGGCTAGCTTTTTGGATTCACTAACCCGTTGGGATAAATATTTTGTTTGTTCGTACATTGTTTAAAATTTTAAACTGGAGAAATCAATAGTAACATTTTTTAGTTTTGTCTTTGTTTCTTGATAGTTATCTCCTCCAATTAATCTATTAGATATTAAGAAAGACAATGAGTTAGAATTGTACTCTCTAGAAGCAGCTTCTATGGAGTTCTGGTACTGATTGTGTGTTTCATTCATTCCAATGATGCACCCCATAAGTCCCATTACTCGGTCAAAGTTACCCTCAAGGTCAAAAGATATTAACTCTTGTAATAGTGCTTTATCCCATATGCGATCTAAGTTTCTTACTATTCTACCATCTTCTTGTCCTCTTTCTTCTAATAACCAATCTCGAACATATTGAACTGCATC